GATAATGTCGGTTGAGTGGCAGCCTGGATGCTCGCTGATGTAGCTAATGATTTGCTGAAGGTAGGAAATTCGTTTCATGCTATGCACCTTCTGTAACATTGTTGCTGGCCCACACCTGGTCATATTCAGACGCTGGCATGTTGGCAATGTAGTTGTATGGGGTAGCTCCTTCGGCCATCAGGAACTGGTGGGACTGCTCATCCAGAAAAAGCGGGACGCCACCCTCCCAGCCTTCTCCGTTGCGCTGCTTCTCCAGCATCAACACTGAGGCCGGGCCGGACAGAAGTTGCTGGTCTTTATCGCCTGGTGGTTCGCCTGCCTGAATGCGCTGTAACGCTCTCTCGCGGGCTTTGTTACGCCATATGATGAAGAGGTTGTCCGTAAGGTCTGTGATTGCCCCGGTGCCTTTTACGTCCATTTTCCCGGTAGGCTTATCCTCGCTGTCTCCTTTGCGGGAGTGAGTTACCAGGAGGATGTGAGAGTTGGTCTTGTTCTTGAAGTCGCAGAGTGCGTCAACAAAGGCCTTCTGTCCGTTGTAGTCATCATCTCCAATGCCGCACTTCATGAGGCTGTCGATGACAAATAGCTGGATGCCGTAGCGGCGTCGGGCATAGTGGAAAATCTCCAGTAGCCTGTCTGCTTTGGCGGTACCGGTTAGGCCAAATAACCAAAGCCGATCATCGTAGAAGTTGAAAGCCGCCTCTATCTCCAGTACCGGAGGCATTTTGCAGCACGTTGCCTGCCTGGTGAGGCGCTTGAGCAGAATGCCTGGCTTCAGTTCCAACGATGCAACACAGGCTTTGACACCCTGTCGTAAAGCCTCGACAACGATGTGACCGACGACCTCTGTTTTACCGTGACCGTTCACACCATTAACGAGGGTCAGCTCTGCCTCACGAAACTGGAAGTTGTGGTTTAACGCTCCCCACGGAGACTGGAAGAGAGACTGCTCGCGGCCATAAAAGGCGTTTATCGTGTCCTGATAAAACTCTCTGGCGCTGTAGAGTTCCTCCGGGTCGAAGTAGGTCGCTTGTGCCAGGCAATTCCAGATATCGTCTTCTGGCACCCCGGCCATCAGGCATTCGTTGATATCCTTGTGCGGAAGAGTAACCATGCGGCAACGATGCTCTCCGAGACGGCTGGCAATCTCTTTGGCGGCCTGCTGACCTACTTCATCACTGTCCATCGAGAGCCAGATTTCATCGAATCGATCCAGGTTGTGAAATTCAAACTCAATCCACTGCTGCTTGGCACCTTTTCCGCCGCCGAATGGCACCGATAACGCGCTGATGCCGTACTGTGTGTAGGTCATGCAGTCGATTTCCCCTTCGCAGAGAACCACTGCTCTCACTAGCGGATCCAGAGCATGCCAGCCGTAGAGGCATGGCTCACAATCACCTTCAGCCATGATGACCTTCTTCCCGTTTGGCCTTTCAGTGCTGATGCGCTTAACCTGAATAAGCTCCCCGTCGCGTTTGTACGGCAGCACCAGAGCATCCAGCTCTCGTTCTCCGTTCCAGACCTTACCGCTGGCGACCTCGAACGTTTTTGCCGTCTCTGGCTTGATGCCGCGACCTTGCAGGTACTCAATGTGTTTCTCATCGCGGGTGATATACCGGGCCACCTTTTTGCGGTCTGGTCTGGAGAACTTCTTCTCTCGCTTGGCTGCAAAGTGGTGGTCATCATCCTGAATGCCGAGAAAAGCTTTTGCTTCCTGCATTGCCTGGTGAAGGTTGATGCTCCTGCATGATACCCACAGGTCCAGCATGTCACCGCCCTCGCCCTCAGCGAAGTCAGCCCACTTTTTCTTACCTGAAAGGTTAATCTTCAGGCTATTGCCTTTGTCGCCGTGCACGTTGCCAGCAACCCATTCATGCCCGTCGCGCTTGCCGTTTGGCAGCAGGTGCCGGGAAACCTTTTCGACCTGATTCCAGAGCAGGTCGCTCAGTTCGCCTGGTGACATTACACAGACCTCATATCGATATGCCTGAAGCAAAACCGCACAATCCCTTCGCTTAGCCAGCCGTGGTTATACCCGGCGATGAGCAAACGCTTGATGTGTGATTTCATGAGATCACCTGTCGAAGAAGACGTAGCCGGTTTTCGATACGGTGATGGCGGAAGTTGATTTTGTGGGTGGTTCGCTGCCTGATGGCTTCTCATCGTTCCAGCGCTGCCCGTTCAGGTATGTCGCCGGATGCAACTTGTCGAAGCCAAACTGTGAGCCTGCTCGGGTACGGATATCTGCTGCCAACATGCTGGCAAACTCTTCCGGGGTGCCGTGTTTTTCTTTCCGCCATGCTGCGAACTGAGTTCTGAATGCTGATGCTGCGCTCTTCTTGCCGGTCTTGCGCATTCCTGCACACCAGAAGATTTCATCGAAAGCCCTGTCAGTTTCTTCGTGCCGGGAAGAGGCTTTCCCACACTCAGCCTGAACTTGTTCGGGCAAAGTGTTTTTATCTTTTCTTTCTTTCTTTTGAATAGTGTCTTTTGTGTCCCCCTGTTTTGAGGGATATGACTCCCTCAATTTGAGGGATGTTTTCTCCCTCGTTTTAGGGGATATTCCCTCGTTTTGAGGGATGCGCCATTCTGAGATGTTTTTGTTGGGGCCAAACATGCCGCCCTGCTGCTTGATGAGACCCATCCGGACAAGCTCTAACTTGGCTTCATTGCACCGCTTGACAGGTAGTTTCGCTATCTCTGAGATCTGCGAGTCAGTGACTCTGTCCATCGGCTTATTCCAGCCGTATGTCTTTCTCAGGATTGCCAGCAGAACCTTGAACTGACGCTTGGTCAGATCAGCCCCGGCGTACTCTTCAAGAAGCATGTTGGAAAGTCTGGCGTAACCGTCATCGAGGTCAGCCACTTTAAGCTCCACGGGCCCCGCAATGGACCCAAAATCTGCATATGCAACGTTGCTCATTTCGCGCTCCTGCGAGGGTCAAAAATTCGTAGAACTTCGTTAAACTGATCCACCGACAAATCTGACTTGAGCAGCTCATCCATGAATTTATTGGGAATAAAAACGTAACCATCTTCACGCGGGCAAGTGGCAACCGCTGTCCTTGCTTTTGCTTTGAAAAGCTCGAACTTAGCTATGTTTGAGAAGTGATGTGCAGCGTCTTTATCGATAGAGCGAATGAACCGGAACCGCTCAATATCTTTATGAACCCGTTGGATAAATTCTTTGTTTCGCATATAATTGCTCCTGTTAGATGTGTCGACATAACACAGTGCTTAGGCCTCGAAGAATTCGCCGTTCTTCGGGGCTTTTTCATTGGTGATCACCTTCAATGCGTGATTGAAAGCTCTGCTTATAGGGCTGATATCCGAATCCATTCCAAAAGAGCACAGGACGGCCGCTATGAAGCGCCAGTCTGTACGGCTTATCTTTGATTCATGACATCCCACCATTTCCGCCAGGCCTCTCTGAGTGACCGCTGATAGGTTGATAAGTAAATCTGTTTCAGCTCGGTCTACGTCTCGCTGACTTGGTTTGCTGTAACTTGCGTGATCCTTCATGGATAATTCCTTTAGGTTGAATTAGTTAATGTGCATCCATTGATGCGGTTATGTTTGCCATCCCGTAACAGGCTGGCGAGCGTATTGTTAAAGAGCGGTGTTGCTATGCTGCGCTATTGCGTGTTGCCGCAAAGACCAAGCTTTCTTTAAGCACTGGCGTGTGCTGTTTGAAAACCTTGCTTGCCATCTCAATCGCTGAGGCTTTCTCTGGAGAAGCCCGACGATATCCGTAAGCAATCTGATCCAGATAACCAACCGTGGTGTTGGCAAGATCTGCCAACTTCGCCCACTCGGCGGAAGATGCGTCTTTGCGCCAGCGGAGTAATTCGTTATTCATAGGTTGCTCCGGTTAACGTTATGATTGGAGTTTAGCGTTATGCTAAATACTAAGCAAGCATCATTTAGCAATTTGCACATTTATCGTATTGCTAAAGAATGCGAGACTCAGGGAATGGAAAACAAAGAAATCAGAAAAGCCAACTTAGAGGCACTGTACGAAGAGCGGAAAAGTTCGACTGGAATGACTAAGGCGCAGTTCGCTGAACTCATCGACACCAGTCCTGCTGCTCTTAGTCAGCTTCTTGGGGAAAACCCGAACCGCAACATAGGGGATAAGCTGGCCAGAAAAATTGAAAATGCTTTGGGTCTGTCATTCGGTTGGCTGGATGTTTTGCACTCCAAAGAAAACGCGGGTAACGTTGCATTTCGAGGAATGAACGAGACGAAGGGAAGTTATCCTGTAATCAGTTGGGTAAGCGCGGGGCAATGGATGGAAGCTGTAGAACCTTATCATCGCAGATCGATAGATCGCTGGTACGACACCACTGTGGTGTGCTCAGAGGATTCATTCTGGCTGGATGTTAAGGGGGACTCTATGACATCCCCTGTTGGCCTGAGTATACCGGAGGGAGCCGCAATCCTTGTGGATCCAGAAGTCGAACCACGAAACGGGAAGCTTGTTGTCGCTAAGCTTGACGGAGACAACGAGGCCACATTCAAGAAGCTTGTCATAGACGCTGGCCGCCGCTTCCTTAAGCCACTTAACCCTCAATATCCTATGCAAGAAGTGAATGGTAATTGCCGGATTATTGGCGTTGTAGTAGACGCTAAGATACTTAACTTACCGTAATTCCTCACAACACCCCCAAGCCCGCCGATGAGCGGGCTTTTTTTTGCCTCCCGCTAACTACGTCATTTCAATGCTAAAAATTAAATCCTTTATTAATCAAAAAGCTAAATTACATGCGCCAATTATTTAGCATTTTGCTATTGCTAAAGATTTAGCATCACGCTAAATTTAACCCATCGAAACGAAACATCGACTGCGGCACAGGAAGTGTAGCCGCGCCGGACAGGAAGTCAGGCTGCTTATTTAACAAGATGATTCCTCCCTGTTGCGGGGAGGCCGAAGAAAGTGCTTCGGGGTGTGGTGAAGGGTTCATGGACGGGAATATGTCGCACGTAAAGCGGCGAGGCCTGCAGAACTATTGCCGAATTGAAGTAGGCCGAAGCGGGTCGAAATGGGCCTCCCACCTACCACACCACCCAAGCACTTACTGAGGACACTGATATGAACTCAAGACAGCGTTACAAGGCTAAACGCGCAGCTGAGCACCGCGAGCGCACGCAGTATTGCCAGAAGATAGAGCGTGCATTTTCACGTCTGTCAGAAGATTGCAGCAACCGCGTACTACGGGCCACTTCGCTCGGCAGTCTGCGCGATACAACAAGCGGCGGCGCAAGCTGCTTACCAGAAGTCGCTATCTTCGCAGCTGGGCATCGCAAATCCAAGCAAGTTACAGCGAGGTAAATATGACGCCATCAACACTGCCTTCGAAGCTTTATCGACCACTGGCAGAGGTAAAGAGCTTTGTCGAAAAGATGCCTGAAGGAGTCACGCTGACGAGAATAAGCAATAAGGTGGGCGCTTTCGGATCCCTAAGTAAAAGGGAAAAGGATTCTCTTGTCGAGTTTCTTGAGCAGAGGGAAAGCATTCTGGTATTGCAGGCCAAACCATTGAACGGGAAAAACGTGATGACTTTCCTTCGGCATAAAAAATACGGATATCCCAACTCAATTCCCGGATATGTATTCCCGTTAAAAGCCCAATCAGCTCAGAAGGCGGTCGCGACTGCTGAGCCTCCAAAACCACAGGATAAACCAATGGAAAACTTAGCTGTAGCAACCACTCCAGAAGCATTAAGACGACAGGCCGAGCAGCTTCTGAAGGCGGCAGAAGAGGCTGAGAAAAAGCGCAGTGAAACTGACTTCTTCAACAAAAAGCTCCAGCCGGTGAAGCTTGAGGTATTCCAGGCGGCAGGGAAAATGCAGCGCAAACTCGACGAGTTCATCGACTGCATGGATGAGATGAATAAGGCGCTTCAGAAGCTTAAAGAGCTAAGCGCATAGGGGTTGCTGCCCATGAAGAAAAGCATTAAGTGCCCGGTGTGCGGTATTCAGTTCGACCCACGCACACCGGTGTGTCACATCAGCAAGCATCACAAAGGCGCTACAGAGCATCAGCTGAGACAGATACGCGATGCCCGGCGTCAGCATTTCAAGAGCTGACTTCAACAGTATCTTTAAGCCCGCAAGGGCAATACACACGCATGGCTAGCCGCTGCCACCCTTTTCGACGCGGCATACTGGATCGGAGGAATTATGTAGCAGGTAACAGCGAAGGCTGAAAACTTGGCTGCCCTGGCAACGGGGCAGATTTACCAACAGCTCTTCACGAGGGGCTGACGGCAAATCTAACAGAGGGTGAGATATGGAAGACGAAAACGAGTTTGACGAGCATCCGGACGACATCATGGAGCAGTATCAGGACTGTCCGTATGAATAAGACTACTGAGTCCGAAACGGCAAGGTGGTGCAGCCAGTTCAGGAAATGTGTTGGCTGCAAGCTTGATGCTGAGTGCAGTGTTGGGCCAATGGATAAGCTGCCGTACATGAAGGATGGTGTGATTATAGACCCGTGGGCCATACGCACTACTGCAATGATCAAGCGGGAGCTGGCTGCGCTTGATGCACTCAATGAAATTAATATCTAGGCCGCCTAGCGCGGCTTTACTGCGGTATTTGGTGTGTGGTGAATGCGCAGGCTGATGCGTAGTGATTGCACTCCCGTTGCCATGTTCTGCCACTGACGGGCGTAGGCAGAAAAGCCGGAGATCAGCACCGGCCACCACACAGCCAAATATTTCATAGCGGCGACGCAGGGGATGAGGGGATGGCTAAA